GACGGAGTTAAGACGCCTTTAAATGTGTTCAGGTTCCAAACTTCTTATCCAAAAGTTTGGAATGAACTCACCCAAGAAATCGATTTTCAGCGCAGAAAGCAGCTCGCTATAAAACTGCGTGAAACAAACATCCCTACTTATGTCCGCAAAGCTTACAAGCAAAAACGCGGCTTCACCGGCTCTAGATGAGGATAAGAAAAATGGCTCTACCTATTATTACGGCTGATCAAACCTTATTGGTTCAAGCAATTATTGTGTACCTATACGCTGATCCGGGTTTAGGTAAATCATCAATGGGCTTTACTGCGGAAAAAGCAATTTCTTTTGACTTTGACCGTGGTGCTCACCGTACTGGTGAATTACGTCGTGGTGCGGTTGTACAGGTTCAACAATGGAGTGATGTTGCAAACCTTACTCCGCAGGACTTAGCACCATATAAAACCGTAGTCATTGATACCGTGGGTGCAATGCTTGAATGCATTAAAACCCACCTGTTACTAACGGCAAATAACCGTCAAAAAGATGGCTCTTTAAAGTTAAAAGCCCAAGGATTAGCAAACCAAACTTTTAAGCAATACATCAATACTTTGATCAGTTTAGGTAAAGATGTTGTTTTCATTGCACACGCATCAGAAGATCAAAACGGTGATCAAATTATTTACCGACCAGATCTAGGTGGTAAAAACCGTAACGAACTTTACCGTATCGCAGATGTCATGGGTTATCTAACAACTGTTACCACAGGTGAAGGTAAAAATGCCCGCGTTATTAATTTCAAACCCTCACCTACACATCATGCGAAAAACTCAGGTGCACTAGGCGGTGAAACTGGTGAAGTGTGGGTACCTGATCTTAAAGCACACCCTACTTTCTTGGCTGACCTGATTACTCAAGCTAAAGATCACATTAACACCTTAACGCCTGCACAACTTGCAGCAGCTAAAGCCCAAGAAGAGCTAGAAAACTGGAAACAAAGCTGTGAGGAAGCAGAGCATGCAGGTGACCTTAATCAATTAACTGAGTCGCTTGATAAAGAACATATGTATTACCAGAACATGCGCCAAGCAATGTTAATGAGGGCTAAAGCATTGAATTGCACGTTTGATAAGCAACGTGGCACTTGGATTAGTCCACCTGAATTTAACGGTATCTCAGATCAACAAAGAGATGAACTTCAAAACTTCATAGCTGAACGCGGCCTAGACGTGAAAACAGTTTGTGAACACTTCGGCATAGATGCCCTTATTCAAATTGAAGCAGCAAATCTGCCAGCAGTTAAACAAGACATTGAAACATTAGCTAAAACGGGGATGACAGCATGAATAATCTAATCACTGCAGCTGAAGCATTTGCAGCTCTTCAAAAAGGTAAAACTGTTCTTTGTCGTCCTATTGGAGACATGTTGGACTTTTCTGACTTAGATCAATTCCCCGCTTCTGTTTTTGGTAAACCGGGTTTTGAATTCTGCATCAAAATCGAAACTATTGAGCTGGCTGGCATTACATTCACAAAGCCATTAACTATTGATGAATATGAGGAAGGACAGGATGTTTTTGTAATTACTACATATTCGCCTTCTATTTACGTCGTGAATTTTAGAACCACCGCATTAATTGAATCTATTAATAGCGGCTTTGTTCAACGTGATGCAGAAAACGCCAAGCTTCAATTAAAAGCACTATCTAAAGCGTTAGGTTTTGAAGTTAGTGACGATTTTAGTGTTATTCGCCTTGGTGAAGAGCCCAAAAAACAGCGAGGCAAAAAATCAAAAGCAGAAAAGCCTAGCGACGTTATTTCTGCAGAAACTCAACCAACAATTGTTATTACCGAACAAACAAATGTCACCACATCTGAGGATCTGTTAGTTCCAGAAACTAACGAGCCTAAAGTAGATCCTGAGTATCTGAAAGCATTAGATGCTCTTCTTCAGCGTGTAAAAGAATCAAAAACACCTGAAGAGGTAAATGCTGTTTATCGATATACCCGTACGTGGAATGACAAACAAATGGAACCTCTCCTCGTTGCCACTCACAAACGACTTGAAGAGCTAGAAAAAGAAAAGGCATCTGCTAATGAGCCACCCTCTTTAATGGTTCAAATCCAAACTGCACCAGACCTTACAACGCTAGATGCTTTGGAAATAGACGTGGCTGCACGAGATCCGCAGATTCAACCGAAGCTAATGGGGTATGTGAGAAAACGCCGCTATGAATTAGAAAATCCTACACCTACCCAACCTGAAGCTGATCCTGATTATCTATTAGTGGACGGTTTCTAATGAAAGATCAGTACAAGAAAGTGAGCCAAAAACACATGCTTGGTTTTATGTACTACTTGCAATTGCTGGGCTACGTAATAGTCCGGCAAGGCATGGATCAAGCAATGTTTCTAACCAAACATTATGCGGTACCAGTCGCTTGGCGGCGAATAACAATCGACTATCACAACCGATTAAACAAACCCGCTCAACAACTTTATAAAGAGTTTGTTGAGTGGACTAAAGAAGAATATTTGAGGGCTTAGGTAATGATTGATCTAAATAAAAAAAGAGAAGCTTTTGAAAGATTTCATGCCAAAGAATGTAATTGCAGTTATGAAAGTTTAAAACGTCAACTAGATAGACAAGAGGCACTAACAGGACACAGATATTTACCAACTAGTCCTCGTCATGAAGCTTGGTTGATTTGGGATGCCGCATGGAATGACGCCAGTGCTCAGGTGTTGCCGACTTGGATCAGCGTGGATGATGAATGGCCGCCAACTGACATAATGGTACTTATTTGTTGGGCTGATGCACCTGATGTTACCCCCGAACAAGACTATATGACTATTGATGAAGATTTAAATAGTGTATGGGCAAATTATCATAATGATGCGCCTTCACACTGGATGCATTTTCATAGTGTGCCAAACGTATCGGGAGCTGAAGGATGAGTGAATCAACTTTATGGGCAGTTGCAATGCGACCTGAAGGCGATAGCCCTTTTAAACAAACCCCAGCAGCCTCAAAAGAGATAGCGGAGCGAGCTGTTGATCGTTATAGAAAAATGCATGAAAAGGAAGGCAACAACTTTTTCTTAGAAATTTTCGATGATGTTATCAAAGTCCAGAAATGGCACGGCACCCGTAAGGATCATATTAAAAAACTATTTTATGTAGAAAGCTGGTTCAACCAAGCAATGTATCAATGCTTTGATTTGAAGACTGCTGAACGTGTTTTTAAATTTGATGAAATTGTAATTTGCTACAAGAAAGGTTCTGCTCCCCTTGTAACCAAAAGCTTTGATGAGGCAAAACAATTTTACGGATATGGAGCTGAGGAATGAAATATCAAATACAACCAACACAAGTACCGGATGATTTAAATAGCTGCTGGTTCCATCCTGATATAGAGCTACATGACACAATTGGAGAGCATGCTGAGTTTTATACAAAAGAACAATGGGCACAACTGCAAAAGAACCTTGGTGTTTCTATAAAAATCGAAAACCTTGACTATTGGGATATTGAAGAGATTCCAGAAGATAATCTTAGTGATTGGTCCAACTGGAAGCCGCAGCCACCACAAGAAGGCTTATTTCTAATAGCAGCATTTGATTCAGAAAATGGCCCTGTTCTTTGGTGGGAAAACCCTAAAGCGGAAAGTAAGGAGGAGTAA